GGAGGATATTATCGCTATAAAGATTATGAAGATAAGAGTGTATAATATATGTTATGCAACAATTTCATCATAAAAGAATTAAATCATTTAGTTTAGATGGTAAAATTAATGATGAAGCATCAACACCAAGACTAAAAACTGAATATATACAATTATTAATATCTCAAATGAGGTTGTTGGGGTATGTTCCATTACTTGACATTGAACCAGATTTTACGATAGACTATAATGAAAGCAAAAAGTACTTTGAATTTAAAATAACAATATACACACTCTATGTAGGAAAGAAGAAAAGCGAATGGATAGAAGGAATAGAAAGACACAGAGCGATACCTATACAGCAGAACAAATTAAAAGAGTTCTCAACGGAGCAGGTATAGATGTTGCCAATGAAGTAGATTCAGACTTTATTATATTCTGTCCATACCACAATAATACAAGAACACCTGCAGCAGAAGTTTCAAAACGAAGTGGAATTTTCTTTTGTTTTTCATGCCAAATATCTAAAACTTTGCTAGAGTTAGTTATGCTATCTTCTGGAAGATCTTATTTTGAAGCAACAAGGTACATAAAAAGCAAAGAACAACAATCTGATATATCTACTCTTATAAATAAAGCATTATATGAAAAACCAGACTATGTGCCATATGATGAACTGTTAATCAAAAGACTAAACAATCAAGCAGTTAATTCTCCAAGAGCCAATATGTATTTTTCTGGAAGAAATATTTCAGAAGCGTCAATGCTAAAATTTAATTTAGGTTATTCTGAAAAACAAGATATGGTAACTATTCCAGTAGAGTCTCCAGATGGAATGTGCATAGGTTTTGTAGGACGAAGTATTGAAGGTAAAGAATTTAAAAATACACCAGGATTGCCAAAATCTAAAATTCTTTTTAATCTTCATAGAATAAAGAATTCTGATAAAGTATATGTTGTCGAATCATCATTTGATGCCATAAGACTTGATCAGGTTGGTTTTCCAGCAGTAGCAACTTTGGGAGCAAACGTTTCAAAGATGCAAATAGAGTTATTAAGAAAATACTTTAATAATATTATTGTATTGGCTGATAATGATGATGCTGGAAGTAATATGATTGATAAGTTAATTGAAAATCTAGGATCTAGGGTATCTGTTGTGCAACTTGATAAGAAGTATAAAGATATTGGAGATATGAATGATGATGCAATAAAGTCTTTAGAGTTTTCATTTGACAAATCAATTAGTGCCATGCTAAAATAGAATACAACACAAACATAAAAGGAGAAACACATGAGCGTAATAAAGGGACTCAAAAACATTAATGCCCTGCTTGACAAGCCAAAGATGGAATCATCAGGTCCGAAGGTTCGCTGGGTAAAATTAGCGGATGGACAATCAGCAAAAATTCGTTTTGTTGAAGAATTAGATGCAGACTCTGCACATTACAATGAAGATCGTGGTCTTGCAGTTGTAATTTCAGAACATACAAATCCAAAAGATTATAAGCGCAAGGCAACTTGTACAATTGAATCATTAGGTCGTTGTTTTGGTTGCGAGATGGCACGTAAAGAACCTAAGTCTGGTTGGAGAGCACGTCTTCGTTTTTATTGCAATGTTCTTGTAGACGATGGACTTGAAGATGCATATGTTGCAGTATGGTCTCAAGGTATTAGTAAGCAATCAGCATTTAATACCATTAAAGAATATGCAATGGAGACTGGAAGCGTCTCAAATGTTGTTTGGAAGTTAAAGCGTAATGGTCAGGGAACTGAAACAAATTACACATTAATTCCAACAAAGCCAGATTCTGAACCATTTGCTTGGGGTTCATATGAAGCATTCAACCTAGAAAAGGTTGTTCGTGACTTCCCATATGCAGAACAAGAAGCGTTCTACTTTGGGTTTGACACTCCATCTATTACAGCAACAAACGCTGACTGGTAATAGATGAATTACGTAGGCTTACATATACATACCCATTACTCATTATTTGACGGCGTAGCAACTCCACAAGAGTATGTTGATCGTGCTAATGCTTTAGGCATGAAAGCAATTGCTATCACAGATCATGGAACCCTTTCAGGGCATCGTGAAATGTATCGTGCTGCTAAAGAAAAGGGTATTAAGCCTATACTTGGTGTAGAAGGCTATATGTGTTCTGATAGATTTGATAGAAGATCAAAAACCGAAAGGACTGATCCTCTTGATATGAATTATAACCATATAGTCCTTCTAGCCAAGAACCAAATTGGTTTAGAAAATTTAAACAAGATTAATGAAATTGCTTGGACTGAAGGATTTTTCAGTAAGCCAAGATTTGATTTTGAAACATTAGAAAAATATCATGAAGGTATTATAGTTTTATCTGCTTGTCCTAGTGGTATTGTTGCAAAGGCAATCGAACTTGGTGAATTAGCAGTTGCAAAAGAAAAGATTGAATGGTTTAGTCGTGTATTCAAAGATGATTACTATATTGAGATTATGCCACACAATACTTCTGAAGTTAATAAACAACTAATTGAGTTAGCAGATTATTATAAAATTAATATTGTTGTATCCCCTGACTGCCACCATGTTGATGAATCTCAAAAGGAAATTCAAGAATTTAAACTTTTGATGAATTCACATGCTAAGGTTGAGAAAGGTGTAACATATGAAAAGTCAAAGAAAAAAGGAAATATGCTTGAACGTCTTGACTACCTCTATGGTGCAGATCGTCAAATGTCGTTTAACAAATTTGATATACATCTTTTATCATATGAAGAAATTAAGTCTGCGATGGAAAAACAGGGGATAGATAGAGAAGACTTATATACAAATAGTCTTGGCATTGCTGATAAAGTAGATAACTATGACATTAAAGATGGACTTAACCTATTGCCAGTTCAATATAAAAGTCCAGATAAAGAACTAAAAAAACTTGCACTAGAAGGTTTAGTTGCTAGAGGTTTAGCAGATAATCAGGAGTATTTAGATCGTCTTGAAGAAGAGTTAACAATTATTAATGATAAAAAGTTTGGTCCATATTTTTTAGTTGTTCAAAGCATGATTGCTTGGGCTAAAAAAGAAGATATTCTTGTTGGTCCAGGTCGTGGATCTGCTGCAGGTTCATTGCTATGTTATTGTTTAAATATTACAGACATTGATCCAATTAAGCATGGACTATTGTTCTTCCGTTTTATTAACCCTGAGCGTAATGACTTTCCAGATATCGACACAGATATTCAAGATACTCGTCGTGAAGAAGTCAAAGATTATCTTGTTAGACAATATAGACATGTTGCTTCAATTGCAACATTTTTAGAGTTTAAAGGAAAAGGCATTGTTAGAGACATTTCTAGAGTTTTGAATATTCCTCTTGCAGATGTTAATAAAGTTTTAAAACAAGTTGATACATGGGATGATTTTTGCAGTTCTAAATCAACAAAAGATTTTAGAGATAAATATCCAGAAATAGAAATTTATGGAGAGCAACTGCGTGGAAGAATTCGTGGTACTGGAATTCACGCAGCAGGTGTAGTAACAAGTAAAGATCCAATCTTTAGATATGCACCAATGGAAACAAGAGCAGTTACGGGACAAGATGAAAGAATTCCTGTTGTTGGTGTTGATATGGAAGAAGCAGAACGCATTGGTTTGATTAAGATTGATGCTCTAGGACTTAAAACATTAAGTGTTATCAAAGACACTCTTAATATAATAAAAGAACGTGATGGGAAAACGATTGACCTATTATCAATTAATATGGATGATGCAAATGTGTATCAAATGCTTTCAGAAGGATATACAAAGGGTGTGTTTCAATGTGAAGCAGCACCATACACAAATCTACTTGTCAAGATGGGTGTAAAAAATCTAGATGAACTTGCTGCATCCAATGCATTAGTTCGTCCAGGTGCTGCAAATACTATTGGTAAAGATTATATTGCTCGCAAACATGGCAAGCAAAATATTTCTTATAGCCATCAAATCATGAAACCATTTACACAGGATACTTATGGCTGTATCTTATATCAGGAGCAAGTAATGCAGGCTTGCGTACACCTTGGTCAAATGTCAATGTCAGAGGCTGACAAAGTTCGTAAAATTATTGGTAAAAAGAAAGATGCAAAAGAGTTTGATGTCTTTCAGGATCAATTTGTTAAAGGTGCATCACAGTACATTAGTCCAAATGCTGCTTTGGACCTATGGCATGATTTTGAGGCTCACGCAGGGTATTCATTTAATAAATCACACGCAGTAGCATACTCAACTCTGTCATACTGGACAGCATGGCTAAAGTACTACTACCCACTAGAGTTTATGTACTCACTTCTTAAAAATGAAAAGGATAAAGATGGAAGAACTGAATACCTTATTGAAGCAAAAAGAATGGGCATTAGCATTAAACTACCTCATATTAACGAATCGGATATGGATTTTAAAATTGAGGGTAAGGGTATTCGGTTTGGACTCAGTGCTATTAAGTTCATATCTGACAAGATTAGTGAAAGATATATTGCAGCACGACCATTCCATTCGTACAAAGAACTTGAAGAATTTACCTTTACAAAAGGAAATGGAGTAAACTCTAGAGCACTAAATGCATTAAGGGTTACAGGTGCTGCAACATTTTTAGACCAACCACGCAATGATGAAGAAATTAAAGAAAATCTTTATGAGTATTTAAATCTTCCAGAATTTAATATTACAGTTCCATCTCATTACTATGCATTTATTCAAGATGTTGAGGACTTTGAAGAAAAGGGTTCTTTTATATTTATGGGAATGGTTAAATCAATTAAGCGTGGAACTGGATGGTCTAGAGTAGAGTTTTTAGATAAAACAGGAAGCGTAGGTATATTTGATGACGAGCAAACAACTATTGAGGCTGGCACATCGTATCTTATTTTGGCTAATGATAACAGGATACTTACTGCTATTCCTGTTGACCAAATAAAAAGTTCAAATTCTGGACTTGTAAAGTTTCTAAATTATAAAATGCTTCCATATAAAGAAGATGAAATGTTTGTTGTATCTTTTAAGACAAGAATTACGAAAACTGGCAAAAAGATGGCATCACTAACTCTTGCAGATACATCAAGAGAGTTGCATTCTGTAACAGTATTTCCAACAGCATTTGCAAAAGCATACATGAAGATTGAAGAGGGAAATCCCTATAAGTTTTCTTTTGGTAAAACAAAAGATGGAACAGTAACATTGGAGGATGTAAATGCTTGATAATTTAGCAATTAAGTTGCATGAGACTGCAGTTGAAAAAGGTTTTTGGCCTGAAGATGTTGACGATATATTTATTGCAAAGCAGTGTATGATGATAGTATCTGAAGTAACTGAGGTTATGGAAGCAATAAGAAAAGATAAAGGTGAAGAAGAAATAACAAAAGAAGTTGCAGATATTTTAATTCGTACTCTTGATCTTTATGCAGGAATGGTAGAAGCAGGGTATACTAAGTTATCACTTGATTATGCAATGGAAGAAAAAACAAATTTTAATAAAACTAGACCAGAAAAACATGGGGTAAGATTCTAATGGTTATGACTGTTGAAGATGTACTTGCACAACTTAATCCTAAATTACGTAAAACAATCATGTCAGGAGATTCGCTACCTGCAATAGAATATGCTTCCACTCCAAGTTTTGGTTTAAATAAGGCCTTAAATGGTGGACTTCCATATGGTCGTCAGATCTTGGTTTGGGGTTCTAAATCCTCTGCAAAGTCCTCTCTATGCCTTCAGATGATAGGTCTAGCACAGAAGGAAGGAAAGATCTGTGCATGGATTGATGCTGAAATGTCATATGATAAAACTTGGGCAACCAAACTTGGTGTTGATACTTCACAACTTATAGTCTCTCAATGTCGCACCATTAATGAAATGGTAGATATTGGTACTAATCTTATGAATGCTGGAGTTGATATGATTGTTATTGATAGTATCACTTCTCTTCTTCCAGCAATATACTTTGAAAAGGATTCAGATGAACTTAAACAACTTGAAAACACAAAACAAATTGGTGCGGAATCTAGAGACTTTAGCAACGCATGGAAAATGCTTAACTATGCTAATAATAAAGTTAAGCCTACTATGCTTGTGCTTATTAGCCAGTCTCGTAATAATATTAGTGCTATGTATACTAGCCAGCAGCCTACTGGTGGTCAGGCTACTAAATTCTATTCTTCTAGTGTTATTAAATTATTTTCATCAGAATCGGATAATCAGGCGATTAAAGGTAAAATTCAGGTGGGCGATAAACTCATTGAAGAAAAAATTGGCAGAAAGGTTCGTTGGGAACTTCAGTTTTCTAAAACTTCCCCTGGCTTTCAGTCTGGTGAGTATGACTTTTATTTCAGGGGAGCCGATGTGGGCATTGATAGCATTGGTGATCTTGTTGATACGGCTGAACTAGCAGGAATAGTAACTAAGACTGGTGCTTGGTACCAACTTGAAGATGGTACTAAAGTTCAAGGTCGTGATGGATTTGTTAATCGTGTAAAAGAAGATCTAGACTTGCAAGATAGTCTAAAGAAAAAATTATACGATGTCCAATAAATCATTTACTGTTTATAAAGGTTTATTTACATGCCATGAATGCAAAAAAGAAGTTTTTTCAATGCGACTATGGTTTGAAACTGGAGAAGCAAGTTGGATGTGTTCAGATAAACACTTAACAAAGACACAACTTATTTACAAAAAAGGAATGTTCCGTGACAGAAAAGAATGAGGCTAAAAGGATTGGTGCCAAACAGCATAAGAATTCTGGTCGTAATAATCAAAAAGGTGATGCAACTTGGAAAGGCTTTGTGGTTGATTTTAAAGAAGCCTCCAAGTCTTTTACCCTAAACAAAGATGTATGGGCTAAGGCTGTTACTGATTCAATTCAAGCAGGCAAAGATAAAGCCCCAGCAATCATTGTTATTTTGGGGGAAGGCAATCAAAAGGTAAGACTGGCAATAATTGAAATGGAAATGTTAGAACAATTAGTAGAGGAGAAAGAATGACACAGAATGAAACAACACTAGACATGATCAATGGATTGGCAGAGATTGCTGACTATATGCAAGATGAAGAACTTACTGCTGCTTTAACTTTTATTGCAAAAATAATCATTAAGCCTGATATTCCAACTCAAGTGGCAACTATTGAAATAGTTAGACTTCAAGCAATTGCTGCAAAGATGGCATTCAAGGCTACTTGGATGGCAAATGTTGATAAGTCTGATAGAGGAAAGAAAAATTTATATTATACTGCTGCGGAGTCAATAAACAACTTGGTATCAGCACTGAAGTACACAACACGATAGTCTGATATACTTATATGAAAGAGAAGAGTAAAAAATGACAAAAAGTTTATTGCAGCAAATAATGGTAAAACCAAAAGAAAAAAATGATTCGATTGGTCAAGAAGAATTAATCAAAGCAATTCAAGCAGGCTATTTAGTTGGTCGTGATTCAAAGCATACACAAAAGAAGACGTTTGCTCCTTCTACAATTGCATATGGGCATGGAGAATGCCCTAGATATTGGTATCTTGCATTTGAAGGAAATATGTTTAGTGATGGTGCTGATGCATATGGTGTTGCTAATATGACAGCAGGAACCTTATCTCATGCAAGAATTCAACAAGCAATGCTTAATTCTGGTATTGCAAAAGCATTTAAAGATGAAGACGGTGCCGATACAACTGAGTTTAAAATTACACATTCTGATCCAGCAATCTTTGGTTGGGGAGATTGCATGCTTAATTGGAAGGGTGAAGAAATCATTGGTGAAATTAAAACAATGATGAATGAAGGATTTGAATATAGAAAAAATGCTGGAAAGCCAAAGACTGGCCATGTAATTCAATTATTGATTTATATGAAAATTTTAAAAAAGGCAAAAGGTATTTTGATATATGAAAATAAAAATAATCATGAACTTTTAATCTTTGAAATTGATGTTAATGAATACTATAGGAATTGGGTAGATAATGCATTCGAATGGATGCGACAAGTTAGAAAAGCATCAGAAGCAAAAACGCTTCCGACAAAAAATTACAGATCAAATGCAAAGGTCTGTAAAACTTGTCCAGTAAAGGCAGCATGCGATTTAGCAGGGGCAGGATCTGTAAAGATCTCATCTCTGGAGGAATTGAGTGAAACTATGTAAGTGGTGTGACAATCATTTTAAACCAGCAGTAACCTATCAAGTTTATTGTGGTCAAAAATGTCGTGATGATGCAACAAAAGAAAAAATTCTTAAACGGCATCAAGTACTAAAAATTCAAAAAAGAAAAGGTAAAAATAGAAAATGCAGAAATTGCAAAGAGATGCTTTCCATATATACGGATGGACCTCTTTGTGTTTTTTGTGAAATTGATCCACTTATGGTTACTAAAGTATTAAAGATAATGAAAAAGATGGGAATTATTGAATATGAGCAAAACTAAGCCATCTATTATTTGTGCTATTGATGCTAGTACTACTAGTCTTGCCTTTGCTTTGTTCAGTACAGAAAACAATCTTAAATTTCCATTGACACTTGGTAGTATTGGTAAAATTACTTTTGAAGGTAATGATATATATGAAAAGGTTATGGATGCAGGCAAAAAAACCAAAGCCTTCTTTGATATGTATAATGGATTTGAAGCAATAGTTATTGAGCATACTGTTTTCATGAATAGCCCTAAGACTGCTGCAGATCTTGCATTAGTTCAAGGGGCGATTCTTGGAGCAGCAGGTCAATCAGGAACAAAGATGATTGGCAAGGTATCACCAATAACATGGCAAAACTACATTGGCAATAAAAAGATATCTAAGGATGAACAATTGTTTATACGTTCTAAAAATCCAGGAAAGTCTATATCTTGGTATAAGTCATATGAAAGAAACTTAAGAAAAGAAAGAACCATCAAGTTTATTAATATAAACTATGATAAAAATATTGTAGACAATGATGTTGCAGATGCTTGCGGTATTGGTCATTGGGCTATAAATAATTGGGGCAAAGCAATGGGAGTTGACAAATAACGCTATGGCTGCTAAACTATATACAAGTGAGACTTGGCTTCGTAAGCGCTATGTTATGGATAAAAAGACTCCAGAAGAGATTGCAAAGGAGTGTGGATGTACAGTAGAGACAGTTTACGTTTACCTTGCAAAATTTGGATTAAGGAAGTCTAAGCGATGAATAAATTAGAAAAAACATTAGTTGCTATAGCCGTTGTTGGAACAGTTGGGTTTGCATTTGCATTATCAACTTTAAGGGGTATACCAGAGGCTTTTGATTGGGAAGATGATGATGAAGAATCAATGTGGGGACATGATCTTGGAGGAGAAGCATGAGTGATAACTTAAATATTACGGTAGATCAAGTTAATCATCCGTCACACTACACTACAGATCCTTCTGGAATTGAATGCATACAGATTACTCGTCATCGCAATTTTAATGTTGGTAATGCTTTTAAATATCTTTGGAGAGCAGGGCTTAAAGATGAATCAAAAACTATTCAAGATTTAGAAAAAGCAATCTTTTATATTAAAGATGAAATTAATAGATTAGAGGGAAAGCATGTCAACTGAAGAAGAATTAGTAAAACATCTTGATCAAGTCAATAATGTTGTTGGAGAATACCTAAAAGGAAATGATCCAACAAAGATTTCAAAAGAACTTGCTATTCCAAGAGTTCGTGTTGTTGAATTGATTAATGAGTGGAAAGTAATGGCTTCTGCCAATGATGCTATTCGTGCTCGTGCTAAAGAAGCCCTTGCTGCAGCAGATACACATTATAGTAAACTTATTGCAAAATCATATGAAGTTATTGATGAAGCATCAATGAATAATAATCTTAGTGCAAAGACTGCAGGAATCAAACTTGTAATGGATATTGAGTCAAAACGAATTGATATGCTACAAAAGGCTGGACTATTAGAAAATAAAGAACTTGCAGAAGAAATGATTGAGATAGAAAAACGACAGGAGACACTCGTAAATATTCTTAGAGATGTCGCATCGTCACATCCAGAAGTGCGTGATTTAATTATGCAAAGACTTTCTCAAATTGCCAAAGAAGGCGAAGTGATTACAATTGTCCACGAAGTTCAATGATTTTTTTGAGGCACTTCAAGATAGTCCTTTTGAAGAAGTTCCAGTAAATGCAAAAACATTTGTTGAACATCCAGATTTTTTAGGACAGCCACCATTATCTGATATTCAATACAGCATTGTTGAGGCAATGAGTCAAATCTATCGTAAAGAAGATTTGCAAATTTTAATGGGAAACGAAGAAGGTTCAAAATATTATGATAAATATACTAAAAATGAGATTATCCTGCAACTTGGCAAGGGATCTGGAAAAGACTTTGTATCCACAGTAGCATGTGCATATGTAGTATATAAACTATTATGCTTAAAGGATCCAGCCAGATACTATGGAAAACCAAGTGGAGATGCAATAGACATTATTAACGTTGCTATAAATGCTCAACAGGCTAAGAATGTTTTTTTTAAAGGCTTTAAAACCAAGATTGAAAGATCCCCTTGGTTTGCTGGAAAGTATGATCCAAAAGTAGATAGCATTGGGTTTAATAAATCTATTACAGTTTATTCTGGACACTCAGAGCGTGAATCCCATGAGGGTTTGAACTTATTAATGGCAGTACTTGATGAGATTTCTGGATTTGCATCTGAAGTAAGTTCTGGAAATGAACAAGGCAAAACTGCTGAGAATATATATAAAGCATTTAGTGGTACCGTAGATTCTCGTTTTCCTGATTTAGGTAAGGTGGTTTTGCTTTCATTCCCCCGCTATCAAGGTGACTTTATTTCTCAACGATATGATGCAGTTATTCTTGAAAAAGATATCATACATAGAAAGCATAGGTATGTTATTAATCCAGACCTTCCAGAAGAAAGTACTGATAATCAACTAGATATTGAATGGGACGAAGATGTTATTATTTCTTATAAGGTTCCAAAAGTATTTGCATTAAAAAGACCTACATGGGAAGTAAACCCTACTCGTAGTATTGAAGATTTTAAGATGGCGTTTTTTAAAGATATGGGTGATGCCTATATGCGCTTTCTTTGCACACCAACTTACTCATCAGATGCATTTTTTAAACAAAAAGATAAACTTGAAAAATGTATGACCCTTAGAAATCCTATTGATAATTCAAAAAGAATAGATAACTTTAAACCAGATCCAGATAAGATATACTATGTCCATGCTGACCTTGCACAAAAACACGACAAATGTGCAGTAGCAATTGCCCATGTTGATAAATGGGTTAATGTTCAGATAATTAAAGATTATGAGCAAGTGGCACCAATTGTAATTGTAGATGCTATTGTATATTGGGAGCCTAAAGTTGAAGGTCCCGTAGATTTATCAGAAGTAAAAAATTGGATTATTAATTTGCGTAGGCAAGGTTTTAATCTTGGAATGGTTACATTTGATAGATGGCAATCTTTTGATATTCAGCAAGAATTAAAATCTGTTGGTATCAAAACTGAAACAGTATCAGTAGCAAAAAAACATTATGAAGATTTAGCAATGATGATTTATGAAGAGCGTGTAGCAATGCCACACATAGATTTATTATTAGAAGAAATGTCAGAATTAAAAATAACAGATAACGGAAAGCGTGTAGATCACCCACGCAAAAAATCTAAAGACCTTGCAGATGCTGTTTGTGGGGCAGTATTTGATGCAATAAGTTTTACTCCAAGAGAACAAAATCTTGAAGTAGAGGTACATACATGGTCAAGCGGAGACCGTCAACGCAAAATTGACAACAGACCAGACAATGTGATAGACTATAAGAATAAGGAAATGCCAGAAGATGTTAAGGACTTTCTTGACAATCTAGGGCTTATATAGTACAATATATATATACCAAATATGGTATAGCAAACAAACTAACAAGGAGAAATAAAGTAATGAATTCATTTAAAAAGATCGCTTTCGTCATCGCTGCAGCCCTGACAAGCACAATGGTATTGGCACCGTCATCTAACGCAGCACCTCTTGCTGTGACAGTTGCCAGTGTTGCAAATACAACAACTGCAGCAGCACCGCATTCAGTTGCGGTACCTTCAACAAACGTAATTGATGCAGGACACTCTGTAGCAATTGCAGCAACAGCAGATACAGGAACAAGTGTTTCTTTTTCTGCATCATCAACAGTCAAGTTGGTAACTGCTCTTAATACAGTAGATGCTCCAAAGAACGTTACAAGTGGTGTTCCATCACTTTCAACACTTTCTGCAGGTGCAGCACTTACTGTTTATGCATACACAACTTCATCAACAACTGGATCGGTTACTATTGTAAATGGTGCTTATTCAACAATTATTTATATCAAGGGAACATCAGGTCCAGCAGCAAAAGTTATTGCAATTGTTCCAGGTTCTGTAGCAGCAAACACTGAACCAACAATTTCTGTTTCATCAACCGACGTTTTTGGTAATCCAGTTTCTGGAGAATCTATTCTAGTAACTTTGGTTGGAGCAACATTCCATGATCGCAATGTTACAAAGACACTTGTTACTTCATCTGTAACATCACTTCCTGGAGTTTATCCAGTAACAATTCTAGGTTCAGCATCAACTACACTTAATTCAGTTTCAGCAGGCAATGTAACAGTTTTTGCTACAGATCTTTATATGGCTAATACAGCACTAGGACTTCCAGTAGCAGTAAAATCAACTATGATTACATTTCCAGTAACAGATCTTGATGCGAGTATTTCTGTTCTTAAGGCACAATTGACAGAAGCACAAAATGCTCTTGCAGCAGAAAAGGCTGGTCGTGCAGCAGATAAATTGGCAGCAGATGCTTCTCTTGCAAAAGCACTTGCTGATGCTAAGATAACATCAGATACTGCAACTGCAAAGGCACTTGCTGATGCAAAGGTAGTGTCAGACAAAGCACTAACAGACGCTAAAACAGCATCAGATCTTGCAGCAGCAAATGCTAAAGCAAATGCTGATATGCAGATTGCATCCTATAAGGCAAGATATAACTATCTTGCTGCTAAATGGAACAAGAAGCATCCAACCGCTAAAGTTGCACTTCTTAAGTAATTAATCCAACAACTAAGGGAGTCATTAATTTGACTCCTTTTTTTGTGCAATAAAATGATATAATGGTCTTATTATGGTTATTAAAAAAACGGTAAAAAGAGTATCAATAAAACAAACTGTTGTCAAGATTATTATAAAAAGTATTGCTGTATTTTTTGCATCAGCATTATCAGTCGTAGGGGCTGGATCAGTAGTTGGAGTAAGGGTCCTAGACTCTGCATACATGGCAGGTATGTTAGGCCTTGTAAGGGTCGTTGAAGGCCTTGCTAGAGGGTTCCTGAATGATGGAAGGCTAAGCATAAAAGAGGTTGATCAAGCCTTTAGAAATAGCCAAAAAACAGATACTTGACCTATTTTTGATAAAATGGTATACTTAAATATACTAATTTAAGGGGTTTCCATAATGACTTGTATTGCCGTAGTTCGCCATGAAGATAAAATTTATATGGCTGGAGATCGTGGAGCATCAGATGATGGAACTATACTAGCACTTGATGCACCAAAGGTTTGGAAGATAGGACCATATTTAATTGGCTATGCTGGATCAATGGACGGAGAAAGAATCCGTTATAATTTTAAACCAACTGCACCTAACATTAAAGACACAGATAAATTTATGCAAACTAAATTTATTAAAGAGTTAAAAGAATTTTATAATGAGTTTTGGGTTGATACATCTAAAGACGGTGATCTAGGTTTAATTATTGCAGTTCGTGGAGAAATTTATGAACATACTACTGCTGATATGTCTTTGTCTAAATATACCGTTCCATATTTGGCTATGGGATCGGGAGCAGAATATGCCTATGGTGTTTTATATGCAACAGATAAACAAAAAAATGCAAGGAACAGAGTGATACAAGCAGTAAATGCAGCAATAAAATTTAATCCATCTTGCATGGGACCAGTTGACGTAGTTAGTATTTAGGAGTATAATTGAATTATGATTAGTGATGATGATGATTTAGAATTTGGTATTTGGTTAAAAAATGGTATTGAGAGAGGTTGGGTAAGTGACCCCTATTGCCATACTCATGATGGGGGAACTCAGTATATGAGCGAAGAAGAAATTCAAGAATGGGAAGATGGCGGAGATCCTTGTGAACACGTTCTTAGGATATTTATTTAAATGGAATTAAAACCAGTCGGAACTCAAAAATTACTTCAATATTCAACAGGTGAATACATAGACAATAGACAATTTAACTTAGAAGATTTTAATTTAGGAATAGAAAAATCAACACCTCATGCTGGATTTGCTTTACGTTTAAATGATGATAAAAAAAATGGATACTTTGTAGAGGTTGGTGCTGGACATTGGAAAGAACAAAATAACACATATGTATTAGAAAAACATTTTGGTTGGCAAGGTGTGGCAATTGATATAATGCCAAATTTAGCAGACGAGTATAATAAAAATAGATCAACAAAATGTGTTGCTGGAGATGCAATGTCTTTTAATTGGGATAAATATTTTGAAGAAAATAACTTTCCGAAAAGAATAGATTATCTTCAAATTGATATAGATAAAAAACCAGAATATGCTAACTTATTTGGTTTATTAAATATACCATTATCTAGATATAGATTTAATACAATTACACTAGAACATTGCTCTAACATGTATCCAAAAATTGCTAAAGTCAGAGAATTGCAAAGAGAGATACTATTTTCTTATGGGTATACTATTTTAGCAGCAGGGTTTGATGAAGACTGGTGGATAGATGAACAATTAGGTTTAGGAATATCTGAATTCGTAAATATTACTTCAGAAACATGGCATGGTAATTTTATTTAAAAATAGTTTTTGTATTCTCATTGCCCAAAACAAAACAGGTTAAACAATATCTTTTACCATCTATTACTTTTGATACTCCATGAGGATACGTTGATTTATGAATAACTAAACTTCCTTTTTTAGGTTTGATTTTATAGTCAAATTCGCTATAATATAATTCTCCTCCTTCAAAATTATCATTTAGATATATGACAATACCAAATAACATTGTGGCATTTTCATTAGTTGGTCCAAGATCTGTATGTGTACTCATTGATTCATCAGTTATTAATCTTCTAATACAATGTAATCCTACATATGTTTCTGCATTAATAAAATAATTATGTAAAGATTCCTCTATTTCCTTTAATATTTTATTAAATTCTGTTTTTTTGCTATCATCTATTACGCTTATAGTACTTCCTGGATGACTATAAAGCCATCCATCATCCCCATTCAAATTAACAAATGACAATAACTCATTAATTTGTGCATTTGTAATAAAATTTTCAATTTCATATATTTCTTTATTATTTAAATGTTGTTTATACTTCATATATGTTATTCTATCATACTTGTAGATATGCTATAATAGTTCTGTACCTGCCGTCAGGGGGTACTAATTTAACTTATTCGCTTGAAAGGGGAATAACATGGTAACAACAACAATGGATCATTTTTTTAATGATCCCTTTTTTATTGGCTTTAACAGAGAGTTGGGCCGTTTAAATAACTTACATAAAACAAATTCACAGTCATATCCTCCATATGATCTTCTTAAACTAGATGAAGATACATATCGTTTATCTGTTGCAATTGCAGGATTTACAAGAGATGATATTGATGTATCAATAGACAATGGAACACTTTTAATTAAAGGTGAAATTGTAGAAGTAACAGATGCTGAGGTAGTTCACAAAGGTATTGCAGGCAGAAAGTTTGTAAGATCTTTTGCTCTTGGTGAATATATGGAAGTAACTGGTGCAGATCTTAAGGACGGTATGCTTAATATTAGTATTGATCGCATTGTTCCAGAAGAAAAGAAACCAAAAGTAATTAAGATAAAGTAGTATAATAGAATAGTCCCTACACAGGACCTTAGTGATGGCTTAGTTACCCATTTATGGATGAGACCGTGGCGTTATGCGTGGTGGAATAACCTGTGTAGGGCTTTTAATTGCTGATATAATTATCTTAATATGACTGACAAAGAGTTGGCTAGTTATAACAAAAAGCAATTTAAGCAACGCTTAAAAGAAATAAAAGAGTCCTCTGGTTGTTTTGATTGTGGAGAAACTAATCATATTGTTTTAGATTTTGATCATTTAAAAGATAAAAAATATAATGTTTCAAGAATGATTCATGATGGATTTTCTTGGGCAGCAATTAAAAAAGAAATTGCAAAATGTGAAGTAGTGTGTGCAAATTGTCATAGGATTAGGACATACAATAGATTGACAAAAGCATCTTAGGTGATGTATAATTAGTAATAACAAAGGAGATTATTATGACAACAGCAGCAGACGTATTGTTAAAAGCAAAGGCATATGCAGATGCAAAATACAAAGAAGGACTCAATAATGACACAGTGTTTGGAAAATGGTATGGACTAAACCATCAACCATGGTGTGCCATGTTTGTGTCAAAATGTTTTGCAGAAGCAGGTGTAGCAAATTTAGTTGCTGCATCAGGTAAAAAGGGTTTTGCAGGGTGTGATGCAGGATACGCATGGTTTGCAAAAAAGAAGCAAATTGTCCCAGTAGGTCAAGCACAAGCAGGAGATATTGTATTTTTTAATTTTGATTCTAATCCACATGACACAGAGCATGTAGGTATTGTAATTTCAAATGATGGTAAGGGTAATTTAGTAACATATGAGGGAAATACAGCAGGTAATGGTGCTGGATCTCAGTCAAATGGAGATGGTGTTTATAAAAAGAAACGTCCATATAAATATGTTATGGGAGTGGCTCGTCCAAAATGGTAGAATCAACAAAAAGAACTTCTTTAAAAACAATAAGTTGGGAAACATTTCATTTAATTGTTCTTGCTGGAATAATTTATTTATTTACTGGTGAATGGGAGTATGCAGGATTTGGTGCAATTCTTTATATCGTAATTGAATCATTAGGATATTTTATACATGAAAGACTATGGGCTAAATTTGGAAAGAAGGTTAAGTAAATGGGAAAACATCTTGATAAAATGCAAAGAGCATTAGTACAAAGGCAAGCAGCAACGTATTCACCTGGTGAAAAAAAACCAGGGTCAATGAATATAAAGAAAACTGGATATAGAGGACAAAAGGCTAAAGGATCTAAATAGTGCCAGCGTATGAGTATAAATGCACAGCAGGTTGCAATAGTATTGTAGTTAAAGTTAGGTCAATTAAAGAAAATGATCCAGGATATAACTGTGAAACTTGCAATGTTTTGCTAGAGCGAGTATACTCTAATATAGGAGCAGTATTCAACGGTAGTGGATTTTATACCACTGATAATAGAAAGAAGTAGAGTATAATTATGTCTGTAATGACTACAATTGAAACAGAAAAGCGTGAATGGATCTTAGGTCCACTTGATCGTTGTGATAGATGTAATGCAGAGGCATTGGTAAAAGTTGTTGGCCTTGATGGAGAGTTAATTTTTTGTGGACATCACTATAATAAAATTATGGACAATCCTGAAGGTTATAAAAAAATGATGTCTTTTATGATTAGCATAATTGATGAACGAGATAAACTTATTGAAAATAAAACAAAAGGAAAAGATTACTAATGTATGAATATCATGTAAAAAATATTACAAATGTTGTTGATGGAGATACAATTGATGTAGATATAGATTTAGGATTTGATATTTCATTTAATTCCAGGGTTCGTTTGGCAGGTATTGATACACCTGAATCAAGAACAACAGATAAGGCTGAAAAAATTCTTGGACTTGAAGCAAAAGAATATTTAAAGAAAAAATTAAAAGATGCAAAAACTATTATAATTAAAACAGAAAAAATAGATTCATCTGAAAAATATGGTCGAATTCTTGGATGGCTTTATATTAATGAAGATACAATTTCAGTCAATGATCACATGATTAATGATGGTTATGCATGGGCATATCTTGGAAAAACTAAAGTTAAAGATTTTGTAGCACTTGCCAAAATAAGGGAAAATACCAAAAAATGATTATACAAATTATAGGACTTCCTGGTGCAGGAAAAACAGAATTAGCATTATCGCTTAAAGAACGTATTAATGCTATTCATTTAAATGCAGACGAAATTCGTGCTAGCGTTAACTCTGATCTTGGTTTTACTTCAGAAGACAGGGTTGAACAAGCAAGGCGCATGGGTGCAATGGCAGTATTATTATCTAAACAAGGGTTTAATGTTATTGTAGACTTTATATGCCCTACAGAAGAAACTCGCAGAGCATTTGGTTTTGCAAATCTAGTGGTATGGGTAGATAGAATTAAGCAGGGTAGATTTGAAGATACAAATAAGATGTGGGAAGATCCATCTTATGTTGATATACATATTAAAGAAGGAATGACAATTAAAGAAGAGGCTGATCTTGTAATTGAATTAGGTGAACTTTTTGATTGGTCTGCTCCAACTACCTTGCAACTTGGCAGGTACCAACCTTGGCATGAAGGCCACCAAGCACTGAAACAAGAGGCTCACAACCGTACTGCACAGGTTTTAGTGGGTGTTCGTAACACTTATGGTACATCTGAAAAAGATCCTATGCAATTCAAACAGGTAGAAGATTTAATTTGGAGACAAAATATAAATGGTAACACATTAGTTCTAAGACTACCTAACATTACAAACATTGTATATGGTCGTGATGTTGGATATAAAATTGAACAAGTAGATTTGGGTGCAGAAATTCACTCAATATCTGCCACACAAAAAAGAAAAGATATGGGTTTATGAAAGTAAGTAAATCAAGATCTGCCATAAAAGCAATAACATGGAGAATTACTGGATCAATAGATACTTTTATTATTTCTTGGATAATCACTGGTAGTGGAAAATGGGCTATTGGTATTGCTAGTGTTGAAGTTTTTACAAAAATAATTCTTTATTATTTTCATGAGCGTATTTGGAATAAAATACAATGGGGAAGAAAATGAACGAAGAAGATATTGAGAATGCAATAATTGATAAATTAATCCTTGAGGGTGGTCTTGAAGTTGGTGGTATTGATATAGAGAGCGGAGAGATTCTATACACATTTACCAATAAACTTAAAGAAATTATGCCTGAACTATACAATGAGCATTTAAATTTTGTTAATTCTGAGATCATGTATTTTTGGGAGCGTGGTTTTTTAGATATAGATGATCTATTAGAGGATAATCCAAAGGTAACTATTAATGAAAAAGCATTAAATGAAGAAGAAATAGCCAAACTTCCTAAAGAAAGACAAAAATCTTTAGATGAAATTAAAAGAATTTTAAAAGTGGTATAATCATACTATGGATATAATTAAAGAGTATAAAGGCTGTGGCTGTGCCACATGTAAAGAAATGAACGTTGATTGTCCAGACTGCCCTGTTTGTGGCGCAGATATGGGCAAGGCTGTACTGCCACCTACATGCGACTGTCCAGAATGCCAGGGGACTTGTGATTGCGGTGATTGTGTTCAATGTGCTGCAGACAAGATGGGCAAGCAAAATTCTGTTCCAACAACAAAATCTCTTTGGGGTGGAAACTTCTTTCCAAGAGCATAAATACGGAATAAAAAATGAATAACATTTTATACGTGTTGACAGGGTTAGTTATCTTTGATATACTTATTAGAATAAGAAAGCAAAAGTTTTCTTTAGGTAAGCCAATCTTTAGACAGAGTACGATACATAGTCTTATAAAAGACTCATTGCCATCAAACTCACAACTAAAGTCAAGCAAACCTTCTCAATCAAAACTTCATAACGAAAAAACAACTATAAAAGTAGTTATGGCTCCTAATAATAAAGCATATTGGGTTAGTCAAAATGTTTTTTATTGTGCAGATTTGTATAATGGACAATTTGATCCAAATACTGCTGTACCAGTTGATACAGGTAGCATGTCTAAAAAAGAAATAGACGATATGCTTTTTATACTAGATAATATTAGGGATGGGAAAAAAGATGATAGTGGGAATTCAGGGCACTACTAGTTTTAATGACTATAGTGTTTTTCTTAGAGCAATGGGTGTTGCAATATCTGGAATGAACGAAACAGATAATGAACTACACATATACTCTGCTGGTCCAAAAAATGTTAATTCTTTTGCTTCAGAATTTACAAATATTTCTGAAAGAAGTTTTAAATCTCGTGGTAAAAAAATTAAAGTCTATAAAGTTCCACCTTCATGGCTAAAAGAAAATATAGCATCTTTTAATTATTTTGCATTTTTTAGTAAACCTAAAGAGTCAGTTTCTAAAATAGTTGAATCTGCAGAACAAAATAATGTTGAAGTTGGAATATTCAGATACTAAGGGGAAAGTAAAATGATTAAAGATTTAAATACAATGGAAAAAATTGTTAAGAAATATCCAAACCTTTCATGGGATGGATGGAATGTTGTAGAGGTAAATAGAAATCCTGCTGCAATGTTTAAGGTAGATGGAGCATTTGTAAATGGCAAATGGCACATCAAGAAAGTTTATTCCTACGAGAATGAAGGATGGAAGATACCGAATAAGTATACGGAGTAATATGAAAAGATACTTATGGAAAGATAACTCAAAGTGTCTAGATTATGATACTAACTTATTCTTTGATAAATATGAAGAAGATCAAACCATTAGACCAAGCATTGATGCTATTTGTCGTCAATGCCCTGTTCAAAAAACATGTTTTGCAGTTGCAATATCAGAAAAAGAATGGGGTGTTTGGGGAGGAGTATATTTGGAAAATGGAGAAATTTCTAAAGAATTTAATAAGCACAAAACTAAAAAAGACTGGGGAATTATGTGGCAGTCATTAACAATGGAGAGTTAAGATGTATACTGATGCAATGAGAAGAGCCTTTCATAGCATTCCTGCACCAAGAAACTTTGGGATCGCATTAGAAGATAATGATGCTTGGATTACAATTAGACTTGATGCAAAAGATTTATTTCATTTATCTCATGATGATAAATTAGAAGCATTAAAATATGTAAACAGGGTAAAGGATGCATTAGAACAAAATGGCGCTATTGTATTAGTTGTTAGGAAGCCAATAGGTGAAGAAATTGACAAATACAGGTAACTATAGTATACTTAAGATTGAAAGGTTGTGAAAATGGTCTATGTTATTATTTTGAGTTTAACTACTTTGTGTGGTTTTGGAACAACCTTTTATTTTAAGAAAAAGTTTAATCAAGTAAATGCAGAAATTGAAACACTTGTACAAATATACAATACCGATGAAGGAAAAGTTGTACAAGAAAGTTTTCTTAAATTTGTATCTGATTCTCGTGAATGGGCATATGAATACATTGAGGATGTTCAAGCAAATTTAAAGATATTTAAAAATTTGGTTGAAAAGGATATTGAATACTTTGACAAATTCGGTATTGTTGGGTCTGCATATCCACACTATGAAGCAATGCAAAGATTTTCTTCTGGATATAAAATTATAGAAGAAATGTTACCAAAGGAATAAAAAATGAGATTAAAAGATCCTAAGTCATTAATTTATTTTGCATTTCAAGTTTGCGAAATAGAAGAATGTAAAGATGAAGCAGAAAAAGTTTATGCTTCTTCTGAAAGCAGGATAATTGATATTTGCCAAACACATTATGATAAAATACTAAGTCAGGGGTTAATAAGTTAAATGAAAGATATTATACTATCAACATTAACAGGTTTTGGATGTGGCGTAGTTTTCGCAGCATTCAAATTGCCAGTACCAGCACCACCAGTTTTTGCGGGAGTCGCAGGAATTATTGGTCTATGGATTGGCTTTACAATACTAACACGAGTTATATCCTAGGAGGAATAATGAATACAACACAAATCAAGGCACTACTAGCATCATATGGAAGATCAACACTTGGAGCAGCACTAGCATTATATATGTCTGGTGTAACAGACTTTGGAACGCTTTCATACTCTTTACTGGCTGCGATTGCACCAGTGGCAATTCGGGCATTGAATCCAAATGACGTTGCTTTTGGCAGAATGCCATTAGTAGAAGACGTTAAGACAGCACTTAAGAAGGTTGCAGTTAAGAAGGCACCTGCTAAGAAGGCTCCTGTAAAGAAGGCAGCATCTAAGAAGAAGTAATTTTTCTTTATAAGAAGACCAGTCTAGAGATAGGCTGGTTTTTTTATTTTAAAATACCCAAAACTTTTTCATTAGTTTAATTGTTGCTGGATCCATTGTTTTAATACCAGCCTTAGCATATGCTGCTCTCATAGTAGGATTATTATCAATAGCAAGACTAACACTATTATGTAATTTAATTCCAACTTTATATTTATAATCTGCTGTTTCTGCAGAAGATCCAGGATTCATAATTAATCTAGAATACTTTACTCCAGCAGAACGCAATGCCTTAACTGTTTCTGCTCTTTGTGATTTATTTCTACCTGTTACAATAATTAAAGATCCAGGTAATGCATTAACATAATCAATTACTTTTTGTATTGGCTGATTCCCATTATTTAATAAAGTTCCATCAATGTCTACTATCGTAGCCATTTAAATTAATCCATTGATAATTCAGGTTTAATAATAGCCTTAAGTTGCCAATGCCATTTTTGATGCATATCAATACGTTCTGCAATAGAATTTGCAATACCTTGCTCACGAGCACCATTAGCCATGTCAAAACAATCTTTTAATTTAACAAGTGTTGCATCATTTGAAATAAGAAGATCTGCTGCCATTACTGAAAAATCTGAACTAACATCAGTTTCTGCAACATCTACTGCAAGAGAAGAAAAACGGGACAGTTTAAATGGAGCATATGTATCAAGTCTACGTAGGCTTTCAGCAAATAAATCAATAGCCTCTTCATAATCATTATAAAGCATCTCAAAAAATGTATGTGCCTGTGGGAAGTCATCTCCTTCAACATTCCAATGATACCCATGAGCCTTAAATTTAAGGGCTACAGTATCTGCAAGCAGTTCTTTAAGGGTATTGATTAATTGTTCCATATTTCTATTATACCACCCTGTTATTGTTTTTCGTATACTCCACTAAATGTCATAAAACTACCTTTACTAGTTGCCCATCCACCATTTCCAAATGGACGTTCGTAGTCAAAAGGTTTTGGTTCTTTTTCATTTGTAAATAAATATAAATTAGCAGATCCAGCAACTGTTCTTCCAATAACGGCTTCATATTTTGCACCCGCAAGGGTTGTTCC